ATACTATTTCAGAAAGATCACTGAGACAAAAACAAAACACATCATAACACACACACACACACAATGTCAACAACTAACCTACTTAGATTAGGCAAGATCCCTTATCACAGAGAGATCAGGAAGTACGCTTTCAAGATGAAAAATCTTGGACTCACCGACCTCCCAGCCAAAATAATCAAGAAGGCAATTCACATGGAATGCTCACCAGCACTCGCTGAGAAAGCAATTCATGGATACAGACGATCCGAAGGATCAGACGAATCAGCAGAGATAGATTTCTTGAAAACTGATGAACCTATTCATCATGTTAAGCGAGACTATCATTATCGTAGAGCTCTTAGAGTTTGCGAAAAGCTATTCCGACCATCAAGAGTCTTGAAACCAATTGCGTTTCCCGACCTTAGATACTTCCCTTGGACACTAAACGTATCAGCTGAAGCTCCATTTACTGGAAGCAAAGCTTGGGACTCAAAACTACGGCAAAAACAAGCCGAAGGCGATATTGATGATCCATACCCTACATTCCACAACTTATACAATGAGATCTTTTATATAAACAGAACTCATGTTCACAGTATTAAATTTGGACTTGGCCCATTCTGGGACAAAGACGGAAACCCTATTCCGTATGAGTATACCTCATTACACACGCGAGCACATCTAGTTGAAAAAGACAAACCCGATAAAAACCGAGCGGTTTTTGGCGTGCCAAAACTTCTACTTATGGTAGAAAATATGTTCATCTGGAACCTCCAGAAAGAATATCTAAACGGCAAAGTCAAATCACCAATGCTCTGGGGTTACGAAACCTTCAAAGGCGGATGGATGAAAATCTGGAACACAGTTCAGTCGAAAAGACCTAATACGGTCCTTTCTTCAGACTGGTCAGGATTCGACCACCGTGCCTTACATGAAGTCATCGATGATATCCACCTAATGTGGCGATCATGGTTTGATTTCTCAAATGGTTACGAACCAAGTAAATCGGATACACATGACTATTCACAGTCAACAACAAGTGAGATAAAACTAACTCGTTTATGGGACTGGATGACTAACGCAGTCAAACACACTCCTATCCTCGCAAAGTCAGGACAGCTATATCAATGGCAGTTCAATGGCATAGCATCAGGATTCCAACAAACGCAGCTTATTGACTCTTTCGTCAATACAGTTTACTTACTTACGTGTCTTAGCTCACTCGGCATCAACATCGAAGCCGAAGATTTCAATATCCTTGTACAAGGAGACGACAACCTCGCCACCTTCCAAGAACGTATTTTTGAAACCTATGGCAAGAAATTTCTTTCCATGCTAGCTAAAGAAGCCAAAGAACGGTTTAACGCCGTGCTTTCCGAAGACAAAACTTCATTTGGAAACTCTCTAAATGACGTCGAAGTCCTCAGCTACCGCAACATCAACGGTATTGCATACAGAGAGGAAGCAGAATTATTAGCGAAGTTACTCTATCCAGAGCGACCCCGCACCCTAGGCGCCACAGCAAGCGCAGCACTAGGCATGGCTACAGCAGCAATGGGTTCATCCCGTACAGTTTACAACACATGTAAAAATGTATATGAATTTATTGTTAATTCTATGAAAATAGAACCTACCCGTGACCCGAACATCAAAGTTCATGTCACCGTTCACAAGTCAGTTTACGACGAAGTTTCACAATTCTTTAAAGTTGAATTTCCAACATTTGAAGAAACGCACGCGCAAAACTACGACTACTCAGGTCGAACCGAAGCAGCTAAACAGCAGCTCTGGCCTACCGAGCCCACTGGTAATGGTTTTCATTTCCTATTAGATTAACTGAATCTCGAGATTCTTTTTCTTTTTAATAGTTTTTTTTAAATTT